GGTGGACTGCGAACCTCGCCGCTGCTATTGCCAGCGCCCGCGCCCTGCTGGATCAGCCAGGGGCGGAGGGGTTGACGGACGGGGAGCTGCTGGAGCTGATGCCTCAACAGTTCCGAGATGATCTAGCCACGGTGTCGCGGGTTGCTGCGCATGGCGCCGGGCCTAACGTTCCGCCCGGCATTTTCCGAGTCAGCTTGAACACTGGCGCGCTGGACTATGCCCGCGCCGTCATCGCCGCCGACCGCGCCCGCGCCCGCGCACTGCTGGCCCAGCCCGAGCCGGAGGGGATGGCGGATGAGGCGCTGGCGTCATTCACTGCGTGGTTCTGCAAGAACTACCCAGGCCCTGACACCATCATCCACAAGCCCGAATGGCACGCGCCAAAGGTGTTTCGAGCTGCGGCTTATGCCATCACCTGCTATGGCCGCCCCACACCCCAGCCCGCGCCGCCCGAGCTGACGGATGAGGAGCTGGATGCGCTGGAGCGACAGTGCTGGGAGGCAACTGGCGTGGTCAATGAGGCCTTGCAAAAGGAAGAGCTGTTTGACTACCGAGCCTTCGCCCGCGCCGCCATCGCCGCCGATCGCGCCCGGTGGAGCAACAGTCAAGGAATCCTTGATAGTTCACCCCAGCATCAGCCAACGGATCTCACGCGAATCGCCCTGCAGATGCTGGGCACAATCGAGAGCATGGAGCTGATCATCCCTGAGATCACCGATACCATCCGCAAGGCGCTGGAGCAGGGCCGCCCCACGCCCCAGCCGGTGGCACACGTTGACGTTGGCATTGAATGGAGGCCATGCGTGAAGCTGCCGATAACTGTTCACGTTCGAGAACAGCGCCTTGGCGAAACGCACAGCAGTACCCGAGAAGGCATCACTCCGCTGTGCTCCGATGATCTAATCATGCGTGGCGTACAGGGCGAGGAATACCCAATTGGACGAGAGTTATTTGAGCAGACGTATAAGCTGCTTCCCACCCCCGAGGCCACCAATGCCTGACCCATCCCCCGCCACCGCCGACATCGTGAAGGCGTTTGATGATCGCTACGAATTGTTAGGCGGCTTCGATGACAACTGGCAGGAGCTGTGCATTGCAGCGACGTTGCGCAAATTAGAGGACATTCTGGCTCAGGATCGAGCGGAGCCCTTGCCTCCTGATCTGGAGCGAGCCGTGCTTACTGAGCGGATCAGGTTGTTTCGGCGCATCACCACCATTGCTACTGAGCTGGAGGCGCAATGAAAGTCGCTTACATTTTTCAGTGGACTCATTTCGACGGCACCCGTGAGGTATGGGGCTTTTCCGATTGCACTCGCGAGGAAGCCGTTGCCGAGGCCAAGCGATGCGGATGGAAGAGCCCACGCTGGTGGCAATGGTGGCGAAGGGGAGAAGCGCAATGACCCAAGAAGTCTTTTGCAAGGCTTGCGGCAGTGACAATGTAGACGTAATTGAGTCGCGAGTCTGTAAAAATGGTACGCGACGCCGCCGTCATCGCTGCCTGTCTTGTTCCTATCGCTGGACATATTGGGATGGCCCAAGGCCAGCGCGAGGTCAGGCAACCGGCAGTCGCGTCACTCGTTCAAGGCTCTGGATAAAAGAGGACGAGATAAGGCATATCCTGCTGGCACCCTCCGAGGTAACACATGCCCAGATCGCTCGCGAGATAGATTTTTCGCCTGAGTGGGTGAGAAAGATTAGAACAGGGCTTGTTCATGCGAATATTCACCCAGAGCTTGAGCGCCGCAAGCCTTCCCCCAGCAATGCAAGCGGACGGTCATGCTATAATTGTTTTCATTGGAGCGCTGGTTGCGACTTTGGCTTTCCAGATCCATATGCGCAAGACTGTGACCTGTTCAAACTAAAGGAATCTTAAGCATGGACGACCTGCTGAACGAATGCCTAAAAGACCTCGATGTTTTATTGCAATGGCTTGAGCTACCTTGCGAAGAGAAACTGGCATCTTCTCAGGCGGAAAAATGCAAAAGCAGTCTTTTAGCTGCTAAAACTTACTTAACTGCGAAGATCGAGAAAGGGACTCCGCTTAAGTGGCTGAATCTTCGCACTGGAATCTACAACCCACTAATGAGGGCTGGCTATCAAACCGTCGAATCAATCGCCTGCTTAGCCCCATGGCAGCTTCTCGCGATTCCAAAAATTGGGGCGGGTTACAAAGATGAAATAGTCAAGGCTCTGGAGAAGTGGACTCAGGGAGAGCTGAAAACTCCCTGCCACTGAAATTTGCATTTTCAATCTTGAAGCGAAGAACACCGAGTTTGAACAAGCTAGAGCCAACAAGGGCGAATGGATTGTCCAGCGCTTTGCGGGACTCTGAATCAAGGCAAGCTAGTTTTTGCTCAAGCATTTCGGTCAGCGCTTCAAGCGAAGCTGCAGACGCCTTGATCGCAACGGCTGCCGTTTCGTAGGCCTCCAAGATCTCCTCCCTGTCCGCCGAGCTTAGTGGTAGGTTCACTGATTTTTTGAATGGTAATCTGAGCCCAGTCAGGGTAAACCTTTTCCAGGTGTCGAAGCGCAGCTTCATTGCCGCCGACCCAGTTGCGCAAAAGCCCAAGAGCGGGAAAACTCCCTCCTCGGGTAACGACGAACTGGTAGGAAAGCGGCTCCATAGGAGTATCCTATTGTCTGCTGGCGAATTTTGCAAGGTGGCCCGGACTAGGAAGGGAAGGACAAGGTTTCCGTTTAAGATCATCCTTGTTCCGCCTGACCAGCCAGCCCCAAAAGCACCTTGGATTGGAACGCACAGATGGAAGCACCAGGCAATTTACAATATAAAGATGAAGCTTGCCATACAAGTTGAAAAAGCATCAAACAGAGCGAAGTATGACTGGTTCAAGTTTTACGCTGTCAGGGGGTACGGCGCTCCAGATATGACCGAATTCATTTGTCCGTACTCTGGAATGATTGCAAAAACTGTTAAACCGGAGGAAGCGGCGTCAGTAAGAAGGTATTGGGTGGGGTGCGCAAAGAAATCCCGTGAAATACTGAACTGGCTTAGCTCGCTTGATCCAGCAAGATACTCAACAGGACTCAACAGTTATCTCCTGAGAGCCATTGTGACTACTTACAATATCAGAGAAATTGAAGAATACCAAGCTAAGCATCCTTTTGAAAGCACAAAGCCATGGCAAAAGCTGTAAAGTATCACGAACTGGCGAACAAACATGGTTGGCCAATGTTCTCCTCAAGTCAAACAGACAATCGATTTGCATTGTGCAAGAAAGCACTCTGTCCAGACAGAAGCCTACTGGTACGGCTGAAAGACTGCTACCCCTCTGAACTTGAGATTCAAGAATACTGCAAATTAAAGTTCTTATCAGAGGAATACTTTAACGAAAACGCCAGAGGCTTGCGGCAATTGGCTTGGGGAGGAAGGTATTCCACCCCAAAGTACGCCCTAGAAGGTGCGTTCTACCCGTTCGTAAGATGTATCCAAAAAACCCGGCCAATTGATACTGGCATCATCTGGATTGGAACTCGTTACGAGTATCCCAGGGTCTATGTTGACAACCTTGTAGCTAATTGGCTTTGCCCTTATGCCAGAAGCGGCCACGTCATGGTCGAGCCGTTTGAACCGCTGCATCGCGTGCTGGATAATTGGTCGCGGCTGGCTGATCGCCGCTATTACCCTTGCTTAACGCTGCCCCCCGTGCCAGACCTGTAAAATAAGTTTTGTTATGAGCCGCTGACCGGGTTGCTGTAAGCCTGACTCTCTGGTAGGATATCGGAGTTCACCCAAAACAGCGATGCCCCAGCAAACCAGCGACTCTCCTGCGATCACCGCCGAATGCGAGCGCTTTGATCAATACCTATTCAGCTTCCACGACAGGATGATGGTCGAGGCTGAAACTGAAGTTCAACAAAATTGGACATCAGTTGCGCTTCACGACAAGCACGCATTGTCGCTTGTTCCCGATGATCATGTTTTCATCTGGGTTCTCAAGCCAGAAGGTTCTCACTTTATTGAGACTTTTTGCAGGCTGGCTTCTCGCGAATACTACATTCAAGCAGCAGAGCAGAAGAAGCTCAGTGCATTTGAAGCCTTTTTCATTCGTTGCCAAGACTGCTTTGACAAGTTCAGGAATAAATTTGACCCGACAAAGTACAAATACTATGTCATGATCAACAAAGACAGGCCTTATGGCGGAAAGATGATCCCTTCCACCTTCAATGAAATGCTTGACCTTGCATTTCTCCGGCAGCTCAAATGGGCTGATTCCGGCCTGCAACCAACCGGAAAGGCTTACCCCCAGTGGGAAACTCAATGGGTAGGTGCCCAGAAATGAAGAAAATCTCTTCCTGCCTCCTTGGCATTGCGCTGACTGCTGGATTTTCTATGCCAGCAGCGGGGATGCAAGTTATTCCGTCGTTGTTCGCCCCTGCTTTTTGCGCTGCAAGGCGTATTGGCATGAGTATCAGGGAGGCATCTCGATACGGGGTGAGAATGTCTACTGACTCATCAAGACCAGAGGCCGTCAAGATTGATGGCGTATCAATTGACATCAGACTGGCTGTGGATGAAGCGGCAGCTCTTTGCCCAGATGCCTTTAGGAGTGGCATTTCTGCTAGGCAGCAGGGCTTGACAACAGCCCGCACTGTTCTGTAAAATTAACGAGCTGCAAGGCACCCAACCCCTTTTTATTGCTATGACACCTAAATTCCCGCTTGTGGACAATATGCGCCAATACGGCGGCAACTTTGTATCGAAGCTTGCTGATGCCATGGTTGCGGCTGATCCAGAAAACTTCAAGATACTGGTTGAAGCTTTCCCGCAGATTGTAGAAAAGTACACCGAAACCACCGAGGACTGACCTGATGTCTTTTAACACTGTCGAAGAAGCTCTTGCGGCTTGCGAGCTTGCAGGTTACCAGCCTCGTTCACACGTTACAGGGCTTAGCGAGCAGACCTATTGGGTTCACTTGCCTGACTGTGAGCGGGGTTCCTGTTTCTGGGGTGGTATTCAGTTCCTGGACTGGGCTAACGAACATTGGCGCCTGCTGGAGATCGAAAAGATTCGCCATCAGGCTGGCTGGGAGGATCTACAGGAGGAAGACTCTCCTGTTGGCCTGTATGGCTGGCACGCGCCTTGCGGCACCCATGAGGGCGCCTGGCGCGAGCTGGGCCGCCCTATGCCCGAGGAGGTGTAGCCCTGGTCCACGCGGCCCGCCGGGAGCCTATCCCGGCACATCCCTGCTATTTCTACCATGCCTGAAAACACTAAAAGCACCATTTCCGTGGCCACTGGGCGCACTGAGGGCGCTTGCCTGATCTCTATTGTCCCTGCCCGAGTGGAGTCAGGGCTTCCCGCTGCATATCGCTTGATTCGTCGCGGAGATGGCAATGGCAACATGCTCCCCATGCTTCAGGGCCTTTTCACTTGGACCGAGGGTGCCATGCGTGGAGCCGAATGGCGCGACCTTGAAACACAGGACGAGCCGTATGTTGAAGACGGCATTCCGTTTAGTCAAGCTGGTAACCCCTACGGCCTGCCGGGAGCCTGTCTCGGCAGCACCCCATGACTATTTTTAGAAACAGTTTTGATCTATGCGGCTGGCGGCTTGTCCGACTAAACCGTGAAGACGGCACAGGCGTCTTTGTTGAGGTACCTGACAACCCATTTGCAACGCATTCAATTCTACCAATTGAATACACATTCGATTTGCGGGAGATGCGAGTTTGGAGGCTTGGATGACTTCTCCTGCCGCCCATCACGGCCCGCCGGGAGCCTGTCCCGGCAGCTCATTCACCCTATTCAGGACCCCATGATCGAATCTCAGGCTGCAAGCGAATCATCTGTTGAAGTCGCAACAATGGGCGCATGGTTCAGCGCGAAAGCGGCTGAGCTATGCGGCGCCTCCACCTACAGGACCCCTGACGGACGGGAGTTACTGGCAACCTGCGTCAATTCTGACGAGGGCTACAAATGGGACGACAAGATTTACGTCGGGAAAGTCGTCTCTGGCGGGTTGCTTGGTCGCACGCACGGCAGCGTGGACAGGTGCAACGATGGCTATTCGTTTGCGCCCCGCGTGCCAGAGACGGACGAGGATGTGTTTGCTTGCATTGAAAATGATTACAGCGACCCCCTGATCAAGACTTGCCTTGCCGGCATCTACAAGTGCCAGCGCGGGCTTGGCGATGATGTCCTGACCGCTTGGCTCCACACACTGGAGGCGCACGTTAAGCCATGACAGGTGCTACGGCCCGCCGGGAGCCTATCCGGAAACTCACTCAAGCGCTAACAAAGCTCATGGATGAATTCAAGGCAACACTCAAGGAGCTGGCTCCGATACTCGCGGGCCTGGCAGTCCCACTGTTCCTTATGGCAGCGGTCTACGGCTCCGTGGCCTGGGTATCGGCCACTCAGGAGGCTGCTGCTTTCAATCGCATCACCACAGGGCCAAAGGTAACGACCTGGGATGCTGTTTGGCTAGACCTACGAGTAGAGGCACAGCGATGAATAGATTTTTCGTCTACTACGATTATGATTACCACGAAAATGGCGGGGTCGGCTTCGAGAGCTTCCCGACCAAGGCAGAGGCGCTGGCATTTATCAATGAGAGGCACGGGCTTTCGTCCGAAAGCAAGATTACGGATTGGACGCTGATTGAAGGCCGAAAGCTACCACTTCTCGCTGTTGAACGTGTTACGAAGATTACAGCATGACCACCCGACCTGACTACATTCAGTGCATCGCGCACACTCACGCCGACTATTTGGGCACGTCATGGTGTGAAATAGCTGGACGTAGCGTGTTTTTCCAAAGCCTAGATCACGCAGCCTATGCAATTAAAAACGAAAGCCTTTCCGTGCCATGCCCTGAATGTTTAGAAGCTGCTCGCCAGCAGCTGACTCTGCCATGACCATCACCGTTCACGTTCAGCCCGGCGAGAGCATTGGCCAGGCTCTAATCAGGGCAGGGCTAATAGCTCGGGAGACTGGCGCTATTGCCATCCCGCCAGGCGTTCACATTGTCGGCAGCAACCTACGCCAAGCCCGCATCATCGAGCGCAGAACTGCTGGCATTCCTTTTCTTAATTGTGGAGATCAACTATGACCAACCAGAACCGCGCTACAGATGATCAGCAAGATCACGACCTCAAATCATGTTTTGGATCTGATTTCTCCATGGAGTGGATCGACCTTCAAGGCAAGATGACCGACGTACGCATCACCAAAGGCGCAGCCCGTTACAGCCGACGCAAGCGCTTGCGCAACTGGCTATACCATCGCGCCCCGTGGCTTCCGTCATGGATCACAGGCTGGAAGACCATTCGCTATCGGAGCCCAGATCCACTTTGCTCAAATGCTCGACTCCTTCTTAAGTTTGGAGAGCAAAAAAGCACTAAATTCCCACCGCTTCCGTTTCCGCCAGATGCAATGACCAACCCAGTCGTCGAAGCAGTCAAAGCATCAACACAGCTAAAGCCCGGCTGGCATACTGCAATGATTAGATTCAAGCTGGACGATGATGGCAATTTGACAGCGGTAGATGAATATAAGGTCAGCAGTTTTGGGGAGGTGAAGCCATGAATGATCAACGCGACATTGAGGAGGTGATAGAACTAACTCCTGAACAGGAATCCTTCTGGCATGGAAAAGTAATGGAACTCGTCAGGCGCCATAAACTAGGGTATCTTGGCAACCCAGGTGGCGGGCAATTCATTAACAATCAAAAGAATCCGGGGATTGATATTCAAGTTTGCGACTGGGACAGCAAAGAAGTCTACGACGGTCTAATTGCAGGCCTTCGCAAGTTAAACCTTGAACCATCCGAAGCTAACCAACCATGACCGACCAGCACCGCGCAACACCTGAGCAGTTGCAAGCCCCTAAAAAGTGGAGCGATAACACTGTGCCCTTGGATATGGTGCTCTGCGTCCTTGAGTTGCGAGCCCGCATCGAGGCGCTTGAAACCGCCCAGCCACTTTCACCATCAGCAGATAAAATTCTTGCCCTGCAGGATCAAATCCGAGATGGCGCGTTGACGTTGACTGATGCGTTGAAAGAGATTGGTGGCGAGCCAGAGCTAGTACAGCCATTTACTGCTAAGTATCTTTTTACTGCTGGCAATATACAGCAAGATAGCTTTTACTATGACCCGTCAGATAGCAATAGCGTTTCGTTTGACATTACCAACCTTGAACTGGGCGATGGGTGCTTAACACCAGGAGACAATATTAAAATTGCTCACCGCTGGGGAGAACTGCCAGCTAGTGGCGTCTATTCAACGATTAACTATAAAGTTGTGTCCGTTTCAGAAACAAAAAACAGAGCATGGGCTATTCGCGCCGTAAGGGTTAGCAGCGCTCCAGATCCAACCGTACGCACTATGTTGCCGAGTGGGCTGCCGGCAATACCTGACCCCATTACTCGTAGCCTGCGGCCAAAAATTGAAACCACCTACAGATTACAGTCAACCGCCGACGCCCGGCAACTCACGCTGGTGGAGCGGGTGACTGATGGCCTTGCCTACCAAGACCCGGATCAAGCACGCGGCGCAATCCGTCAGGTGGCAGCGTGGCTACAGGAAAACCCCGGCCCAAACAGCGCATGGTCTGCCGTTGCACGCGATCTGATGGACGAGGCCAACCGATGACCAGTCAACACCGCGCTACAGAAGCTGAATGGGCTGAGCAGCATTATTTTGCGACCAGCCGAATTGACACCGCTAGCCCTTGTATCATTGAACTACTCCACCGCGTCGAGGCACTGGAACTAGCGCTTCGGGCTCAAGCCGGCTCGCTAACAGAAAGTGAACAGACAGGCCTGGGGGTAGTGCCTGTCTCAGTTTTAAGGGGTGCGGTTCGGCACGGTGTAGACCTAGCCGTCCGTCAACTTCGCAGGCGTCCCGGTGACAAAGCGGAGCCAGCAGCTTCACTTGTAAACACAAACGATGATGTTTTGGTAAGGCTTACGGATTACGGTCTTAGCGTTATTCCTCACGCTGACTTGATATACATGAAAACGGGCGCAGACGGTTGGACGAAAATTCAAATGCATCAGTTAATGCGTATCTTTGGACCGCATGTTTGCTGGAGCCAACAGAATGTATTCGAAAGGAACGAAATTTTAATTTACTCCTGGCCTGGCCCAGCCTATCCCATCACACTAAGCCCCATGCTTAGCGCTGCCATCAATGCCTAACCGCCAAGCGCCCTGCTGGATTGTCGAACAGCGGAAGCCTGTTGTCCGAGGCTCGATTGATCTAGGAACCCAGCCCATCTTGGAATGGCGTCCGCAGCTTGGCTACGGCTGCCACCCATCCAGGCTCTCGGCCATGCGGGCATACATCGAAGCTGGCGACCCTGATTACTGCTCGGCCCCTGATAGAATTATTCGCGGCCACTGGCGCTGCATAGCTCGCTCGTCTCAGTTACGAACTGCACGCTTCGTTCAATCACCAAATGATTCACTGGATTAGGGAACAATGGCTTCGTCTTGAGTTGCAGCGTCAACAGTGGAGGTATCATCAAAGATTGGCCGCATCACTACCAGTCTCCGACCTTGCTCGTTACGCTGCTGGCCATGGATTCAATCTTCAACTTATCAAAGCTTGTCAACACGAACTGAGAAATCGCCAATGGACACGTTAAAGAGTGAATTTGAAAAGTTTGAGGCTCAAGTCAATGGATTCAATTGGCCCAGAATGATTGCAGGTCGTGGTTTCCTGCTAGGGCCTGCCAACAATCTTGGTAGATTTCGCTGGTATTCCAAATTTTGGCCTTTTCTGGGTCAAGGCGGCGGCCTGACTTGCTCTAAAGTTGATAGTTCTTTTAGGCTTATCGCTGTGAACAAAATTGACTATTTATGCGTTTCTCCGGCAGACTTTCAAGGCCAAAGGCTCCGCCTGATTGCCAAGTGTATTAGGGAAGCCGGGCCGCCTTGTTGGCCCTAAGGCGGCCCCTTCTTCTTTTTGGCAAGACTGATGGTAGAATAACGCCATTCACCTGTAAACCCCATTCACCTAGCAATGCAAGGCTACGACACTTGGAAACTTGATAGCCCGGACTACCTTTCAGACCCGGACCCCCCGAAAGAAGTTGTAGGCGGAGAGCGCGGCATCTTTGCATGGCAAACTTTTTGCCAGACTCAGCGGCAGAATGATGTTGCTGACTGGGCATGGAAAGCTTGCAAGAAAGGGCCATTCACCACCCCAGTTACTAGGCTGATCTTTCGGCTTGAGTTCATTCAAGCCAAGCTTCGCGAGTTACATGATCCCCTTCGGGTTGCTGGGCGGAACTGTTGCGACTGGGTTGACCAAGCCTACCTTGATGCTTGCTCTGAAGTGCAAAACACATGGGAGGGTGTGTTTCCCTACCACTCCGTAAAATGCATTCAAGATGATGATTGCACTATCGGCCTGCACCTGTCCGAAGTCTTTTCACGTGAAGAATGATGGGGAGCACTGCTTTATGGAGTTAACTAACTTTGAAAAAAGGCTGCTGCTTGTAGCCTTAAAGTTTTTCTACAGAGCTGGTCCGCACTTTATCTCAATGCTTTGGGATGGAGACTCTCCACCAAAGCAGGCTGACTGGGAACAGTGCAAGGTAAGGATAAGAAAACTCTACAAACAAATCAAAGGGAGTATTGATGACGGTTGCATCCCAGAGCCTGCGGCTTGCCGAGATCACATTCGCAAGCAACCAAAGATTTAGGTACGTTTCCACTGTTGGAGGTCGGAAGATCTGCGGTAAATGCTGCGGCACTCAACGCAACAAGTTTGCGCTTGATCCACTTTGGTTTATTAAAGCTGACAACGTAAACAGAACACCTTACTTTTTGAAATGCGATAACTGTGGAAGTTCTATCTTGCCAAGAGAAACCTTGAAGGTTATACGTTCACTATCCCGCAAGGTTGCGGCCAAGCGTTAAAGGTTAAGGCGTTGGGCGGGCTACCTTACTGGCAAACGGCCCGCCAACCTTACTGTTACGGTTGACTAACTTATCAGGAGCGTTGGCTTGCGTATCCGGGGCTGGTGTGGTAAAGTAGGTTTGTCGGGGAGCTTACAGGCAAGCCGGCAGCCAACCTTACACGTTACAGGCTATGCAGTCTACAGTTTGCGACACTTCGCCAGCAGTGCAGAAGTTGCTTAAGCAGCTCCCAAGCTTGCGGCAAGAGCTTTACAGCTTGCTGGTTGCGATCAAGAAGGATGCTGATTGGTGCAACTTGCGCCGATACGGCGGCGACTTGGTTCCTGACGACCTGAGAGCTTGCGTTGACGTAACCATTGGTTGCACCTTCAACTTTACAGAAGGCTGCATTACCTGGAGCTTCCAAACTGGAGACAACAGCTTCACTGGTGGAGCTTACAGCCATTCCGAATGGTTCACAACTTCTGTCCTGAGCCGTAGCAACTGCAAGGATATTGCTAAAGATTTGATTGAAGAGATCGCAGGCAGGATTCAAGAGCTTGGGTCTGGTTGCTTTCCTTTTGGAGGTTGAGGATGACTTATCCCGCAGCTGTTACTTTGACGTACAATGCAATTATGCAGTCTAATGTATTCAGGCTTAATGGTCCTTCCATTGACTTGCCTCGCGCTTTAACCTTACTTGGACAAGCTTTACACAAATACGAATTGCCAGAGGGTATATGGTGCAGTTTGGGAGAGTCTTCAGAAGCTTGCCTGGGTGATCTAGTCGTTGGAGCATACTGGGCTTGCAGTGAATGGCACAGTGGGCAGTTTTCAGATACCTACGCTGCACTGTGCTCATTGGGAGAAGTATTCTCCCCCGGCATGTCAGACACTCCTGATCCTGAGGAAAGTGAGTTTACAGCCTATGAGTTAATCGGTGAATGGTTCAATGGGTCACAAAAATGACTTTTACAACACTGAGAGCTGACAACATGCGTGAAACTACTTTCCAGCTTTATCGTTTAAGCGAGCTTGGTCGTTCGATGACATATCGAGAGTATGAAGTTTACGGCTATGGCTTGACGCAGTGGCAAGATCATGGATTGCGCCGTGAACTTGGTCCCCCTGCTCATTGGAGGCCAGACCTTACCCTTGGCGAGATTGAAGATGCCTGCCCATTTGCAGGCAGAACAATAGCAAAGATCTTTGCAGAAACCTTGAACCTTCCACACCTCGCGGTTACAGATGGACCGTTGAGATGCTACAGCGAGTACGGTAGGCGACTGATTTTCAAAGACAATCTCCTTATTGATTTCTAAAGATGAACCGTCCAATCGGCTACTTGCAACAACACATGCTTGACTTTTGCAAGCGTTATCCTGGCAGACACTACATCACACCTGACGCGCAGACCATAAAGGTTGCTCGCTCCCTTGAGAGTCGCGGCTTGCTGCACGTTACAGATTGCGGGATGGCTGATGCTCGCGGCAGGGCTTGCCTGATGGTCTCCTACGTCGAACCGTAGACCTTCTCAGCCCCTCCCAGCAGCCTCATGGAGGCAGGTTCCACCCCGCTGGCAGAGGTTGCAGCTTCCAGCATCAGACCGCCCTTGCTGGCGATTTCTACCTTACAGCCTGAAACATGGGAAAACCAAAGAATCCGTATCGCTTCACTAAAAAAGAGACAATCGTAAGGTTGCAGGCTACAAAGAATTATCTTGGAGACAGGGAGCGCCTTGCCTTTGCGCAAACTTACAGCATCTACATTCCAGCAGGTTACAAGCCTAATGAAGACGAAAGTTACTATGCAGCTCCCAAGCTTTCGGCGTTCGACATTCAATGTTTAACAGATGATACTGAAAGCTGCTGCAACTACAACTGGAAGGCTGACAGCAGATTCAGAGCTTTTACTGCTACTGAATTTACAGAGTCTGCGTTTAGCAAGGGAGCTTCTATTGGCGAGTCTGTAGTAATTATCTTCTATCCCTGGAAGGATGAGAGCAAAGTGTCAAAAGTTGCAACCTTGTGGCTTGGTACTTGGCACCATGCTCCAATAGTTGTTTGGAGCGATGGCTCCAGCATTAAGACCGAGTTTCTTCCTCAGTACATCGACCTTATTCATTGATGCAAAACCTACTGCTTGAAGTTAAAAGCATTCGTCGCTGCGAAGGCGGACATACGTGCAGCCTTACTGCTAATGGTAGAAAGGTTGCGTTCATTGGTCCAGACATTTTTGAGTGGACTAGTGATTCAAAAAGAATGGGAGTTGTAAGCTGGTACGCCAGTAAAGAAAAGTTACAGGTCAAAGAGCTTCAGCCGGTTGAATTAAAAGAAGGTTGGCAGTCACAGGTTCCAGATCACAAGTTTAACGATCTGAAGGATGATGCAACAGAAGCCGCTTTGCATGAATGGATCAAGATGCACTTTCTAGCCTTTGAGCTACTGCAAAGGTGCAAGAATGTATTGATGACGTTAGGGCATAAGGGCGAGATCCTAGATTGGGGGATTCCACCAGGCAATGCAACAGATACCTTGAAGCGTGCTGCAGCAGGCCGATTTAGTTCCAAGCTACTCAACGGACTTTCGATCTCGGAGCTTGTAAAAGTGTTGGAAGACAAGAAAAAGGCTAATAAGTCAACCGCTGCGGTTAAAGTTTAGACCTTAAGGCAGGGAAAGTTTACGCGCTAAGCGCCCCTGACTTTACAGGAAGCCGGCAACCCTATTGTTACATTTCGCTAACTTTACGGGACTTTGGGCTTGCTATATGCAAGCTAGCGTGGTATAATAGGTCTGTCGGGGAGGCTACAGCCTCGGCGCATCCAAAGTTTACACCTTACAGACTATGCCACACGAAACAGAGAATCCACGTTCTACCTTAATTGAGCTTGTTGAAGAGGGTAGATTTAGCTGGGAGCTTGTTGCTCGGGAGTTTATCATGGCTAACTCTAGCGATGATGTGCAGGATGTACTTGACACCTTGACCGACAACTACTAATCACTACATCAACCTTACAGCCTACAGCCATGGAAACTGGAATTTGCGTCAAGGTTGCTCAGAGCCTTGATCTTAACGGCAACAGAGTTTGCACTGCCGTTCACGAACGTGACGGCTCCTCAACTTACAGGTTGAGAATGCAGACAGAAGATCCAGCAGAAGTGCTTGGAGCTTGGATGAACAAGTTCACTGGCATTTCCGGTGTAGGTCTTAGTGCCGACTTCAAGGTTGCAGCCCGTGGCTCAGACCGTGAAGGCTACTACTACGTTCTTGTTCCCACTGCTTACAACTGATGGACTTTTTACAGTTTAATGGTTCATGCCGCATACTTTCACCTTCCAAGTCTTATGAAAGCACTATTGCGGCTGACAATGGAATAGATGAAAGTTGGTGGTTGGACCCTGAGTGCAGCGACAGGCCATATTCCTTCTTAATCTTTGCCGGTGAAGCTTGGATTGTAATGCTTGAAAGTGGAACTTGTTTCACCATGATTGAAGGAAAAGAGTACACTGGCAGCCTTCCGACTCTTGTGAGGTTGCTGTTTGCATGGTTTAGCGAAGACTCTGGTTCTCATTGTTTGTAACTAAAATGTTCAAAGAAGCTTTCAACAGTCTTGTGTTTGCTGCCTTAGTCGGTGCATTTTGCAGCCTTGCATTTGTAAAGATAGCGATTGAAGCTAACAACCAAACACTTCGCTGCCAGCCTGGTACGTCAAAGATTGCATCTGCAACTTTGCTCGGGTCTGTACTTCACTGTAAAAGAAAATGAAGTTTCCTGAAGCCAAAAGGCTATTTGCTGAACGCTTTGAGTTTGACCCTAGCGACAAGCCTGAAGCCTCTCAAGCTTGGTGCATCTTTATTGATAGCTTACACCGTGAGGGCCACATAACAGACCAGCAGGTTCAATGCTGGGACAATCCATTTCACACCTAAAACGAATCATGACCGAAACACTTAAGATTGATGGTTACACCGTCAAGATTGAACAAGACGACCGTGATCCTATGAATCCAAGGACAGAGTTTGACAATGTTGGCAAGATGGTTTGCTTCCATCCACGCTACGGCCTTGGAGACGAGCAGCCTAAATGTTCTCCCGACGAGTATCTATTCCGAATGATGTATGATCGAGAGTTCGACTTGCATGGTAAGTGGGTTCCCGAGAACATCAAGAAAGAATGTCTGGAGGCCTACATTAACAAGCACTTTGTTATCCTGCCACTTTACTTGTTTGACCATAGTGGTTTGTCGATGAGCGTCAAACCTTACGGCTGCCCATGGGACAGCGGAGAAATTGGCTTTATCTACGTTGATACCGAAAGCAAAGAGTACGACGATCTTGTTGCTGGCCTGACAGCAGAGGTTGAGATTTACAATCAGTATCTTCAGGGTGATGTTTGGGGCTACACCATTAAGAATCCAGCAGGAGCCGTTACTGACTCTTGCTGGGGATTCTACGGGTTCGACTATTGCAAGTCAGAGGCAATGCACATTCTTTCCGGTTATCCAAAACAACTTGCGCTTTGCGTATAGCATCATGAGCTTCAACTCTATTGAATACACTGTGCCAGACCACTGGCTATCTGCAATCATCAACGGTGATGAATCGTCTTTCGATTACTACGATGATCCCAAAGATTATAGGGCTTACAAGGCATTCTGCGAGCATGAAGTCAAAGACGCAACCGTAGAGGTTGTTAGCGAAGAGTCGTACTTTGACTCCTTTCATGATGCGACAGGCTACGGGGTGCTACCTTGCAGCGTCAAAGACTGCATCTTCCATTATCCAGCAACAGTCCAAACTGAACCTCTTGCAGCTTAAGCCATGAAAACACAGCAACCAAGCTTCTGGTGTATAGGCAACATTGGAGACGTTGACCCCTTCGAGCATGGAGGTGGCTTTGTATTGGTTGACAGGACGGGAGTTTATAGCCCTGAACTCTTGATCCTGGAGGCGCCAGAAAGCATAGGTGAAGGCCAGCACGAGCTAAGTACCATCCCGCTGGAGCCACTTACCAGGATCAAACATGAAGATGGCACCTACGGTTTGTCAGATAACAGGTTTCACCCTGATCACGCAGCCTGGTTTGGTGGACTCATGCAGTTGCAAAGCTTGAGCGAAACTTGTGGAAGATCCTATTCTAACCTATTAAATGGCTTTCTTTCAAGTTGCCCGATAGAGCGTGCGTTTGCATATAGAGACGCTGCACATTGCTGGGGATTCATGAACTTTGACAGCGATCCCCGCAAGCTGGAGCCTGAAAAAGCAAGGCTGCTATGTAACACAATGCTTATTCAAATTGAAGAATCAAAAACCTGGCACGATGGTTATGGGGTCAATTACAATGGTTGAATCTAAAAGCTTCGGGTGGCTGCGCTCAATTCACAAGGCTACATGTTACGACAAGAGGACAGAGCTTACTTTTTCTATTGTCAACAATGCAGCTGCTACCTCTATAAGTGATAAGTTTACATATCGCTGTATAGGGAATGATCGTAAATTAATGTTTGATCGAAAGATCAGCTTTGCAACTGCAATAGTAGTAGTTAACTCCTGGAGTGGAGAGATTGAAGTGCAGGAGAAAGCACCGGCAAGATAGACGTTGCAGGTTGCAGGTTGTCACTATCGCGCACTTTGCAGGGCTTTTGGCGACCTTACCGGCAAAACCGGGGGCAACCTTACTGTTACAGCGTGCTAACTTTACAGGCACTTAGGGGTTGACATCTGCAAGCTAGCGTGGTATTATAGGGTCAGGTCGGGGACGCTATAGGCTAAGCCCCGGCCAACCTTACAGGTTACACCTTAGCCGGAGGTTCTCCAATGCTCTGACTTGCCTTGAAGTTTGCGGGAGTGCCGGAAACCCGCAACCTTACGCGTTGCATCTTCTACTATGGACAGCATCTACTCTCATGCTACACGCTTGGTCTGCAACTTTGACTTTGTTAAAGTTCAGAAGATGATGGCAGCAGTTGACTGGAAGTGGGGCGGACCTTACATGAATGGTGAGTTCGGACTTCCAACAATTGACGCAATGCAGTCGCAAGCTCAGAGCTTAATCCTTGAAGCTCACAGGCTGGACACCAACTGCTCTGCCGGTGGCTTTGAAGCTTACTGGGTCCGCCAAGGACAGGTTGCAGGTTACACCGGCAACGGCTATATCGGACTTCGCTTTATCGGAGCCGAACTACGCTGCGCCTTACCCAGCCTACCCTGGAGATCAAAGGTCACAGCTTTACGCCAGCAGGGATGAAGCTGAAAGGATGCAGGCTTACTATGAAAGTTGCGGCTCTCCGTCCCACATCAAAGAACGTACCTTAAACACACTGTCATGAACCTGCCACCGATTAAAGAGAAGCTTCCAAGCTTCAAGTCTGTGACCTTCACTGGTCAACGTGTTAGCGCAGAGCGTACACCTTTAAGTGCTACAGGCTTCTGCCTTACAGGTTGGGAGGATGGTCTTCCAGTTGCAAGGAAGCCCATCACAGGTTCCGCCCTGCTGGAGCTGCTTCAACGTTATCCCCACACACTTTACTGAAATGAACTCCCTAGATCACTTATCAAGGCTAGTGGCAGACTCAGTTGAGTTTGTAGATTGCATCCTGCTGGACGCAGCCGATGACATACGGTATCTGTTTGAAGATACCAGAGACGTACTTGATCCTTACTTGTTGGGATCACCAGCATGGAAGGTTGTAAGTTGGGTGACAAAGCGAGAGGCTGAAGTTTGCGGAACGATCAAGGTAAGTTTCGCTAAGACATGGCTGTTCTTATGTAAGAACGCTGGAGGCAAGACGTTGAAGTTTGCAAGAGCACCTTTCTGGGTAATAGCTTGCTGGTTTGCAGATAGGGAGAATGAGTTGACCGATGAATTGGACAACCTTGGATGGAAGATAAAAGAAAGCTGAAGCTACAGATTCAATCCCATTGCTAATTGTTGCATCATGACTGCTGTTATTACTGGCGAGAACATTGGACGCTACAGGGAAAAGGTTTTATTGTCAGCTTTGAAGCTTGAGATGTTGGGGTTGAAGCGCAGAGGGCCAAGTGTTTACAGTATCATCAAACGAGAGTTCAACCTTAAAGGTAATCGTCAATCAGTTTACGATCAGTTTAAGTTGATTGTAGATAATGGAACGTAGTTCCGGCTGAGCGTTACAGTTTATAGATGTTTGCCGGTAGCTGAGAAGTTACCGGTTTTTTTGTGCTTATTGAACTTTATAGGTTGAAGCCTAGAGTCAGGAGGCTGAGGACTGGTGTTAGGATATTGGAAGATGAACCCACCAGATGAATCGTTCAGACTTTGAAGACCTAGATGAAATGGCTGAAGACTTAAGAGGTGAAGCTCACAAGTTCGCAGCTAACCTTAATGAGTACGGCGAAGTTGAAGACGGTCTAGATGATACTATAAATGAAGAAGACTTTATAGATAATACTCTTAATGATACATCCCCCACTACTCAAGTTCCCCCCATCGCAGTACATGACTCCCTAACTACATCTACCTTAAACACCAAACCTAATTCCTGGTCTAAAAGATCTTACCTTGCTCCTAATGAAACTGATAAGGAGTTTCAGTTATTCAAACTTTACTGCATGAACTCAGGGGGGAGATCCCTTCAATATATCTCAGCTATATCCAACATTGCAGCTTCAACACTAAGTAAAGTTAGTAACAAGAATAACTGGCGACGACGAAGTGAAGATTACGACAGGGCTGAGCTTGTAAAGAAGATGAAACAAGTTCAAACATCAAAGCATGAGCTACATCTTCGCAAGCTAGAGAAGTACCGTGAAGAACAGGAGTCTCTAGGTCAGCAATTAACATTAAATGCTGCACGTATCGCGTTCCTAGCAAATTCTACACTTACCAAGATGCTTGATGAAGAACGCGACCTTGATGTTAGGGATTTGCCTGGCATGTTAAACGTTGCAGCTAAGTTAGCTGACGTTGGCAAGAATCTACAAAGCACAGCACTTGGTGTTGATAACTTGTTAGTTGCACTAGAGGAGTCTGACGAGGGCTAACTTCTACCTTCTACCTCTTACACCGAAAAGGCGAGTCTGCGAAACGAAGTGCAGCTGCGAGCTTCTAACTCTAACTCTTACGGCTTACTTCTTACACGCACAAAGCGAGTCTGCGCAGCTGCGAGCCTCTGCCTCTACCTTCCACCTTGCACCTTCGCAACCTACAGGTTCCTTCGCATACATTCCACCCCCCTGGACAAGCTCGTTCCTCGCTGCTGGTGGGCTGTTGGTTCACAGCTGCTAACGCCTACCCGGCAGGCTCCAGGTCGCACCTTCCAGAGTGACCTTCGGGCCTGTCTGCTGGGACTTTCCAATCCAGACACTATAGAGAGAATAAGAGGGCGTCAAAACAGCCCTGTCATACCAAAGACTCCAGAGGTCGCACTGTCGGGAATTGAGAACCCGCTCCGATAGGTTGGATGCCCAAGGTGGTAGAATACCTGCACACCATTCACCCTAGACCTGCTGGTATGACTCGATTCAGCGAAAACGGTACAACAGTGTACCAAAACGCTCCAGCCGAGAGCCTGGACCTTGAAGATTCAACGTCAAAAGATAGTAGTACCGATAGGTTTCTTAGCCTTTATCCTGATGAACTGTTAAGAGTAATCTCGCAGATTACACCTGGAAACCTTATTAGCAGAGACTTTACAATTCTGATGATCTACCTTGTCCATTCAGACTGGAGGACAGGACGTTGCAGGTTAACAGCTAAGAAAGTTGGCGAAATACTGGGACATAAGATTCAAACTGTGCAGCCTTGCATTAAAAGGTTAGTAAAGCGAGACCTGATAGTTCCAGTTGAAGATCCAAAGACAGGGGAGAAACTCTACATTATTAGTCCTTTCTTGTTAAAGGTTGGATCAGGTCAGTCCAGAGGCTTCTTGCTTAAAACCTACTACAATGCAATCAATAAGAACCAACCAGACATCCCACAGCCTGATGGTGATGATTTAGAAGATACAGGTTACTTCGATGAACTGTAAAGGTTACAGATTACACCTTACATTTTGTACGTTATAGGTTATCACTATCATGCGGTTGTAGGTTACAGGTTGTGTGAGCGGTCATTCAAGGCTGCACCCGCTCTCATTCACCGTGCTACGGTAGAGGTGCTCTAGCGCAGTGTCACCTGCCTAGAGCTTGGAACAACCTATTTCGGAGGTTACTCATGGCCAATTATAGGCCGCAGGTAGGAGCTTTGTGGGAAAAGTATTCCTACAATCCGCTTACAGGAAGACTTCATTCAACGCTGGATGATTATGAATACAGGGGAAACCTTGTAGGAAAGTATGGGAACTCTCACCAGCTTTCGATTTCGTCAAATTCAAGGTTCCCTTATGGAGTCTGCGTTTTTGCCTGGTTGCATGGTAGATGGCCAACCGAAGGACTTCAGATAGACCACATCGACAGGAATCCATTCAACCATAAAGCTTGGAATTTGAGAGAGGTTACGGCAGCCGAAAACTTGCGCAATAGAACAAAGAAGTATCAACGTAGAACAAAGAAGTATCAACGTAGAGCAAAGACTATAAAACGCATTCAACGCGAGTTTAAGGCTCCAAGGGCGTAAGCGACCATACAGCTTAAAAGTCCATTCATCTATGCTACAGCTTAAAAAAATTCATTCATCTAGCATATAATACAAAAAGTTCATTCATCTAGGTTACACCTTAAAAATCGCATTCATCTAGGCTATAGGCTGGAGAAGTCCATTCATCTAGGTTACAGGTTAAAAATCGCATTCATCTAGCATACACCATAAAGGCCACACGTTACAGGTTACACGTTACAGGTTGCAGGCTACAGGTTACACCATAAAGGCTAGAGGTTACAGGTTACAGGTTGGATGTGCTACAATGGTAGGTTGTAGGTTGTGGGTTGTAGGTTGTGGGTTGTAGGTTGTAGGTTAAGTGAGAAACCTTACAGTTAAGGTGGCCGCGCCTTACCTTAGAGAATAGGAATAGGCTACTTTGCAGTTGACTTAACTGTAGGGTGCAATTCTCTATAGTTTGGCAATTCTGCGCAATTCTGCGCGCTACGGGTGACAAGTCACACGCTGAGTCGACAATTAAAATCACAGCCGAACCGACTTTATAGGCTAGCGATTGTGTCGATCTGTTAACTTGCCGACCTTATAGGCGGCGATGCCTCGCACCTACTAAATAGGTGCGCTACAATTCTGACAAGCGGGAGACCTATCACCCACCCGCCCCCCAGGAACATGACAAGCAACAACCGCACCAAAGCCGCAGCGGCCGGCTTCCCCGACCCCAACGACGGCGAACTGCTACTAGACCTTGCCGAGATGCTAAGTCTGGCAATGAAGGCCAACGCCGCTACCAAAGCCGATCGCCGCAGCATCACGGGAGCCCCCGTATCCGTTGCATGGACACCTAGCACCATCGCCGCCGCGTGTGCCTTGCCAGTCCCCATGGAACTACCCAGCCGCTACCCGGTACGCGGTCCCGGCTCTCAGATTAAAGATGGTCCCGCCTTCGTGGCGGCGCCCAAGGATCTAGGAGCCTTAGACGGCCCAGTGTGCCCCCCTCGCCGTCACGACCCCTTGCTGAAGGTAATCCGGGCTGCATTGATGAACGACTGGGCTGGGATGCCCCTACACCGTGGGGAGAGTGCTGCTGAAGGTGGCCTGTTGCCCCTATCGGTCCTGCTGACCGTGCTGCAGACACAGCCAAACCAGCAGAAGGCGCGCAAATGGGCTCAAATCCTCACGGGTAGTGGCCAAACCAACCTATTGGCGCAAGTCGCAAACGTTGCGGGGCGCTTCGCTATCTTGCGGCCCGAAGGTGTCACGCTCGTGCGTGACTTCTACGCTACAGCAGACTGACCCTACAGTTAACCGGGAGCCTATAGCTAGGCTCCCAAACCCTACACTTTACACCCTGTCAGCCATGAAAACTTTAACTATCACCCGTCAAGACATAGACACTAAATACACCCTGGAACATACTCAAGCCGGAGATGTTATGCTAACGGTTAAGACATGCAGAACCGGAACCTACAGCGCTGTACACTACATTCCATTGATTGTAGCCCTTAGGCTAATCCACACTATAACTAAAGCCGGAGGAAGGATCATATATTAACCCTATATGCTGACCCGGTAGTTACACCCTACCGGGTCACACTTTACAGGTTAAAGGTTAGACGGGGATACCTTGCAGAAGCGGGGGGTGGGAGGACCACCACAAACCCCAACTTTTTTCCCTATTCCAACCTACCCCCCTTTACAGTTAGCCTAACTTACACTTATTTATCACCAACTTTTTTCCCCATTCCACCACCCCCCTCTTACAACTGCTTTAGCTTACATTTACTCAACCCACAACCTTTCCCCATCCTCCCTTACCCCTCCTTACTTTTACCCTGACCCACACTTTGTCAGCCCCCGACTCTTCCCCTACTTCACCTACCCCTTCTTACATTTATCTTATCTTATACTTACTTATACCCATTTTCAAAATTTTCTTTTTTTACCTCACTCGCCCTCGCCACCAACCTCCTTATTTATCCACTGCTGGATACGATTAACACGTTGATCCGTAAAAGTATCTCGACGACTGAACCAATTAAACCAGTTTTCACTGCCTTTACTGCGATTACACTCCTCACAGGCAGGCACAAGGTTATTTACGACTGTATCACCACCCCCGTAACGTGACTTTACGTGATCCAACGTACCAGCTGATACACCGCAATAGGCACAGGTGCTATCCCATGCATCAAAGATACGTTGTCTGAAGGCGTGCTTTGCGTTGCGCTTGCTGACGAGCCTTGAGCCATCAATTGAGTGCTTCACGCAATTCAGGAATAGGTGAGACTTGAACAGACAGGCCAAGCATATGCTCCCCTGATGGCGCTAATTCATAAAGCCGCGCTGCAAAGTCATCACCCACTTCATCTGGATCATCGCTTCTACTTTCAACGACGATTGTACATTCTATTTCAAGGACATACTGCCTTAAGCCCCTGCGATTGTTTTTTGAGCCTGTGAGGTTGTCCTTCATGTTGAGGTCGTGGTCATCGCGAACACCCGCAGACACCAGCAGTCTAGACGATGAGAGCAAAAACCACCCATCAGTCAACTGTGTTTCCTGCTGGTAAATAGCTTGACAAGTCGCCAGCAAGATGGGATAATTGAGGGGTTCTACAACACGCTTGACACTCAAAACAGATGAGTCTTTATTTGGGGCTGGCCTTCGAGCTACTGAGCGGGTTCTTTTTTGGATGCGCCTATGAACTTTGGTGTCAATTGCAACTTTCTGCCGCTGAGCGTAAAAAAGTCAACCTTGTAGGCCCGAGGGAACGCTGGTCAACGCTACTACTTCCCCAGCAAAGGAAATGACAGGACCAGGACTTGCGACCGCAACCCTTACGTGGGGCTTCGTCCTCGCTGTCAACACATTCCTACTCCTGCTGGTCGCGCATTTTGCGGGTTATGTATGGAAAGAACTTCGCCGTTGAATTTCTGTTGTGATTGACCCCATCTCGATCGCCGCATGGTTTTTTGTAGCTAAAGAAGTCATTGGCTTGCTCATTGCTGGCGCAGTTCTTCTTTATTGCGTCTTCATGGTTNTTGTTATTTTTCTAAACAAATGAACCTACCTACATCCCATAGCGTCCACCATGGCACGGCTATGACAAGCCACGCCGAATTGATCAAGTTTCTTGAGTTTCAACAGAAACAGATTCAATCCTTGGAGGCCCATGTGCGCGACCTGAGAAACGCTTACAATCTTTTGCGCGGATTAAACTACCCGAAGCCATGAGCTACGCCTACGAACACGTCACCCTACTGCGGGTAATTGATGGCGATACGATTCAAGTTGCTATTGACGTAGGCTTCAGATTCCAGACCACACAGATCCTGCGCCTGGTGGAGCTGGATACGCCGGAACGCGGGCAACCAGGCTTCATAGAAGCCAAGGCCAAGCTGCAGGCGGTGCTTGCGGATCATCGGCTGGCGGTAAGGACTTTCAAGCAGGACAGTTTCGGCCGCTGGCTTGCGGCGGTCTGGATTGGCGAGGCAATCAACGTATCTCGGCTGATGCGCGAGTGGATGGCTGAGCAGCCCTGGGCAACAACACAGCAACCTAACTCCTGATGGCGAAACCTACTAGACCCGCCTTCATGGCAATCACCAGCACTGGTGGATACATTGGCCGCTGGTACTGGACTAATACTGGGGTTCACCCTGACTTTCCACACTGGGGCAAAGTGTGTTGCCTTGGCACTCCTGCGCTAGTAAAGGGTGGACAGACTTTATGGGCTGGCGATCTTTGGGCAATCAAGCAAATTATTAACTGGAGGTTCTATGATGACGGCCCTTAAAGCCTGGGCCAAGGGCGCCCTTGTTTTACTGACCCTGCTGGCGATTTACGCCGCTGGCCACAGCCAGGCCATGCAAGCCCGCCTTCACCATCCCGCCTGCCACCCTAACCTAAAACCATGAGAGCCGCTATTGACAGCACAGGCACCCTTACGATTGTGCCTGAAAGCGAAACTGAAGCCTACGCACTCCGCTGCTATGGCAAGAAATTTAACAGCGATACGCCGCCGCAGATATGCTTCTGCTGGGAAGAGATTCACTCCCCTAGCGACGTGAAGCCAGCAAAGGGCTCCGCAAAGCCCAATCAGTTCTGGCCGTTCGACAAGGACGAGACGGCGAGGATTCAGCAAGGACAGCCGCCGTTGACGAGATCACAGCTCAATTTAATCGAGACGAGCGGAATAGCAATCAATGGGACTGACACAAGTGATGGTACTGACACAAGTGATGCCACTGATGCTGCACGGTTTCGGTGGATACTCGACGGCAATGGCTATTTCATGGAAGAGACGGGACTATGCGGGATTGGCCCATGCGACCAAGCGGAGAAAAACAAAGCTCGCCTTGAAATTGATAAAGAAATGAAACGGAGAGCCCCTGATGTTCACCCGTGAACAACTGGAAATGCTTTCCGAGATTCTCTGGAACTATCAGGATGAAGGCCCTGCTGGAGCTGGCTGGGCTAGCAAAGAGCTGGCAGGTCTAAGAGCTGCCGTTGACGAGGCCTTACGTGGGTGTATAGTGGCTGCATCTGGGAGCAAGCGGTTCCCATGAAGCCCTGCATGAGCCCGGTTGTAACAGACCGGGCTTTTGTGCGTACAAGAACTGCTATCAGTAATCCCACTCTTCCTTGCGTGGCGGCGTCTGATCTATCGTGAGCGCCTGGAGTGCCGGGGCCACCTTACTGCTCCAGCATTTTACGCAGCAGTCGAAAAGGGTCTTTACGCCTTGGCCGTCGTCATAGCTTCTGTACCCGTCCTCCAGTCGCAGTGTCACTTCCTTGACTTCGCTAAAGCAGTCATGCAACACGGTGGCTCCGCAAAAATCACAACTAACGTGATCAACAACTTCTTCCGTGGTTGCTGGCCTGGCCGGAATGGCAACTGTTTTTAGGTGCTTCATGATTGAGTAATGTTTTTGTAATGGATTGGTAAGACCGTGAACATTAAGGATGCCTATTCAATAATTTCTACGTCAAAGGGACTTCTCAATACTTGCCACCTATCTCTTAAAACCTTTTGCCTGCCGTAGAGAAAGCCGCATAAGGTTGACAGCGGGATTCCCTTGTCTTTCGCCCACTCCCTCCTCTTGCTGATGGGAATTCTAACTTTTCCCCTGTGCGGCAGGACTGTAAGATCCCAGCCCGGCTCGTCTTCTGGCCTTGGTGCGTCAACTGAATGACGCTTGACCCACCAAATCCAGGTGCCGCTTTTATTTGAAATACTGTAGTAACGAATTAGCCCTCGTTTTTCAAGTTGCGATAGGTTGTGACTCAGCGTTCCTCGATCGCAACCCATTTGCAACGCCAATTCACCTATTGATTCCCACCAGCCGGGAATGAGCTGCTCAAGCTGAACCATGGTCAAGACCATTTCCGCTCTATGGTGCTGGCGGAGGTAAGTAAGGAAGTCAGGTTCAATCATTAGTGTTCTTTTTTTCTGAGCACTCATACACTGGTTGTTGAAACGTGTAGGGGACGACTACTGCACCAACAAGAATGAATGAGCTGACCGGGCGAGTCTCCCCAGTCGGCTTGCAATTTTTTGGCTCTGGCGCGGTAATAGTCAAAACAGCTAGCACCATGGCAAGCATCATCCCAAGTCCAAGAACGGCTTCACTCGTCATCGCTTTCCTCGGTGTAAGTGAATTGAACAGCGCCGCGAACAACGCCAAATTGCTTGAATTTTTCAATTTCTCCCCCAAGCGCTTCGCATTGCTCCTGGGTAGGGTAAATTACAGCGTCCACCCTGATAAGGTCGTTCGCGTCAATCTTTAGCCCAACCGACTTGACAAAGAGTCCCTCAAGGCCTAGTGCATTTACAATGCGTTCAGCAATCTTTGACTGCCCCGTAACAAGTGTTTTGTCAGACATGGGGCAGGCTCGCAAGTTCTTGAGGCGGCTCTACGATACCATGATCTGCGCCCTGGCTTTCGGATTTTTTGATTAAAATTTCGCGCTCAAGGCTATCGTGGAATTCATCTATTCTGTCAGCAACCCAACCCCTCTCTCCGTGAGGTAGACCCGCAAACAATTCTTTAATTTGATCGAGCCTATTGCGCCCGCAAATCCAGTCAACATCAAGTCCCATCTGAAATAGCAAAAGTAAAGAACAGGAGCCGCCCGGCCAGGCTTACGCCGGCTCTTCTACAATACCACGCTCCGTCTCAAACTGCAAGATAATTGAGCAGGCCAAGTCGTAGTTGGCTGACGCATAGACTGCCCAGCGCTTAGAGTAAGTCCGCTGCCTTCCTTCTGCTGGCGAAAATGATTCATTGTCGGCCAACTGACAGGCAAGCTCCAGCAGTAAGAAACGTTCAAGCTCTGAGTGCTTGTAGTTAGCGGTCGCGGGTTTCGGGAGCGGTGTCGCTTGCTTGACAGCGGGCTGAAAGGGCAGGCCATAGTAGTAGCTTTCAATCCTTTGAATTGCCTCCCTGAAGCCCCAGCCACGTAAGCGCATCAAAAGATCAATGCCGCTGCCTCCACCGCCTTGCTGGTTCTTGCCCCCGCAATGTGTGCAATACCAGCCACCTGGGCCATCATCTTTCATCCAGCGAAAACGATCAGTGCCACCGCAACAGGGGCAGGGTAGATGCTGGCCGCTTAAACAATGTTCCTGTAGCCCGCCTAGGGCTTGTAAGAGATGTGGCCAGTGGCCAGAGGCTTTGCCGAGGATGTCCCACGATGGCTTGCGGGAGAATGCTTTATCAAAGTCCACGAATTACCAGCGGAAAGGGAAGCTGTCTTGCTCAGACCAATGAACTAAAGCAGCAATGACAAGCGAAACTGCGAGTGCCATGGCAATGAATGCTTGCACAAGGCCAAAGTATTGCAGAACAAGAAAAAATGAAAGTAAAATTAGCACCCAGCTAGAAACAAGGCCTGTCATCATTGCCAGCGTGGCAGCAAATAGACGGAGAAAGGTTTTCATTCTGCTGCAATCGTACTAACTACGGATCTAGTACACTCGTCAATCCACTGTTCCTTTGATTTCCACCACTGTTCTTTTGATTTCCGCCGATCATCCAAAATGTGAAATCTTATGCCATTGGACAGCACTACATAGCTGCCGATACGCTCTTTAACTGAAACAATAAATTCTTCGCCAAGTTCAGACTGCACTTTGACAAAATCACCGACCTGTAAGATTGGTCGCTCTTTGGCTGACTGCATAGCTGCTGATTGATAGCTTGGTCATCTTAGTCCTGACTAGCCCCACTGTCAAGGGATTGACAGTTCTTGACAAATTTTTTTCTGATGCCAAAATGCCTGCAACCAACTTATTTGCTACTGAAATGCCAGCTTGGAGAAACGATCAGCCACCTACCCAGCAGGACGGAGACCTGCATGGCATGGTGCTCTGGGGCAAGCAAGCCGGCCTACTGATGCCCTGGCAGGGTGTCAGGCTGCATGAGTGGTGGGCGCACTCTTCGGCCTGGAGTGAGCCGCAGGCCGCCCCTGCTGGTCCTCCACTGGCCCAGCTCGATACCTTGATGGCCAAGATGCCAGAGCAGTGGAGAAAGCGTTGGTGTCGTTACGACGCATGTGCCTGCCTTGGCTGCGCGAATGTCAGCGGCGGCCTAGCTCGCAAGGGTTACACAGAAGCCGACCATCAAAAATGGATGAAGTCGCTATGAAAAGCAATGAAGCCAGGGAGGCCTTTACTTTTGTCCAGAGATCTTCTTACAAGTGGTTGAGAGAGAAAGCCCAGGAAAGCGAGTTGGATGGTGACTTTCTTTTGAAATGCGACGAGATGCTTGACGCTTACGCATCTCCTAGGAATTACATGGCTTGGAATGAGTACATGAAGACCTGCCTTCTTGCTGGGTGTGCAAAAAGCATGGAGCATAGCTTTCTTGAAAGCGATATTCGCGGCGCAATCGCCTGCACAGCGTTTCGATCTGCGATTCTGTCGAAAGCTTGCGCAAGGTACGTGAGCGAGCAAATTATAGAATCTTTTGTTCAGACTTCGCTTCCAGAATTGCCACCAGAAATAATTGAAGTTTTGCCTTACGTTCATTTAATACTACCGCGCAATACGGTTTACGATGCGGAAGGTGATGAAGTAATCTCTATTCTGATTCAATCGGGAAGCCTTTACGCAGACGAGCTGCATGAAGAGAATAAGGCTCTTGCAAAAACTTTTTTTCCGGGCGAAAAACTAGCCCCAAAGGAGCTAATGGGCGCCAAGGGGCTGCAAATCGTTACTTTTACCAAAACGGGAATGGATGTGTTCCAGGAATTTGTTACCCCTGGCGCGAAAAGCTGGCACGAGTCAAATGTAAAGACTGCCGATGAGTCGAAGTACAAGTCCGCCGGCACTGAGAAGATAATTAGAATTGCTGTCAACTCTCTTTTGGTGCATTTGTATGAACCAGAACTAATCACAACTGACCCCAAGCCTGTAACAAAGGGGATTGGCTTTTCAGGTAAAAGCAAAATTCCGCTTTCTCCAACGTGGATTGGCAAGGCTTTCCGCAGCACAAGCGAACGTCATCGCCCAAAGGCAGAAGATTCAATGCGCAGCAATGTAAGGTCGCACTGGAGACGCGGCCACTGGCACAGCGTTTGCATTGGGCCAAAGAGAAGTGAAAGGCGAGTTCAGTGGTTCAAGCCTGTCTACGTGAATCCGTCACCAGGGCCTCTTTAAGCTGGGTTGCTATTTTGAGGGAAATCGCCCTAATATCAGTGGGCCATCCCAAGACGCGCCATGACCGAAGAAAAGCAAGAGAGGCTTGTGGCCTTGCAAAAAGGACTTGAAACGTCCAGGACTTGGTACGCTTTTTGTGGCACGCTTGGAACGTTTGCAATTCTTTTGGTTCCCCTGTCCATTCTGCTTGGCAACAAAATCCTTGGTCTTTGTGCGGTTTCCTGGATTGCTGGCAGTGCCTTTGCTTTTATTGCGCAAGCCGCAAAGTTAAAAAGCAATGAGCTGCGAGAGGAGATCTACATTATTGAATTGACGGATCGGTTCAAAGTAGATCTGGGAAACACTGCGCATCGATCAGTCGAGACAGGCTTTGGCTCTATTAGCATGAACTGAACTATGGAACCACTGCAGCTCACAGATTCCCAGAATTTTGAAATTGAAAAATTTTCAAGAATCATCGACTCTACAACTGACGCAACAGCGCTGAAGGCCATCTCAAATCAACTGCTTAGGGCCTACATGTCGCAAAAAGCCGCTACCGTCTGGGCGATGGGACCGGTCATGTCTGTGAAACCCGCCTGCCATGATTGAGTGTTGGCTTACCGTACAGGTGGACCCTCAGAGGACCGCAGATGTCCGCGTAAGTGGAGAAAGCTACGCTGACGTAGCAGAAAGATACAAAGAGAAAGACGGCTTAAGGGTTATAGTTGTTAGGCCATGCCACAAACCAGAGGAAACTGATGTCTGAGCCAACGCTTATGCAATACTTTGCCGATCTGATGCGAAGCCTTAGGGCAGGCGGCTTAAAGTCGCCCGTATCAATTCAGCTTGCCAGCAAGGAAGAAGCTTTTAGGATTGTTCGGGAAATAGACTCGGAAGGATGGCTCATGGGCTCCACGTCTTGGACAACTGTTATGCAAGACATTGAGTCTGGGAAGATGCAGAGTTTCTTGTTATTTGGCATTGAGTTTTGGTGGCGGCCCAGCATTGTTGCTGTTGAACTCCAGCAAGGCCTGAAGGCGGCGGCCTAGGGCGATGCCAGCGCGATCCAGGTCCAGCGCATACGCCGATAGGGCAGCAGCCAGCAGCCTGGGTCTTCTGGCGGATGCCACGATCCTGCAGAGGCTTAGGCGCCGAGCCAACTCAACATTCGACGTGCAAGCGGCTGAAGCAAGAATTATAGAAGATTTGCTTCCATATCAGAGAAATTTCGCTACCGACTTTGAACATAAGTACGTGGGCTTTTGTGGTGGTTATGGGTGCGTCGCTGGTGAGACTCTCATCAACGGCACACCCATTAAGGAGCTAACTACACAGCCAATTCAGGTTCAGACTCTTGCTGGTCCGAGCTGGGCGACTCCTGCATACAAGAAAGGAGTCGCTCCACTTTATCGGGTGACGACTGAAGCCGGTCATGAAATTGTAGTCACCGAGCAGCATAAATTTTTGACGCCTTCTGGCTGGAAAGAGCTTGACGAAATTGACGCAGACTATCTTATCGCCGTTCGCGAAGAAAGAGAAGAGCCGCCGTCAGATCGTCCATCTCCGTGGACTGTTTTTTTTCGTGATAATTGGGGAAAGATAGACTCTTGCGATAGGTCGGCTAGCTTTGCGTCTGAGCTGCAATATGGATGGTCAGCCATCAAGTCAGTTGAATATGTCAGGGATGACGACTTCTACGATCTTCATGTTCCTTTCTGGAACCACTATGAGGCTCATGGCATTATTCACCATAACTCGGGCAAAACTTATACCCTGGTTGTGAAACAGGTGCTGCTGTGCTTCCGTTCACAAGGGTTCACGCATTTGTTCCTTGAGCCTACTATCCCGCTAATTGACGACGTTGCGCTGCCAACATGGAACCTGATACTAGAGAAGTATGGCATCCCCCATACTTTCAAAGTGTCTCCCAGGCCAGTTTTCAAGCTACTCCTGCCTGGTGGCGAAACACCGATTCTCCTCCGCTCAATGGAGAACTATGAACGCCTTATTGGTGTTAACGCAGCAAGTATTGCTTCTGACGAAACGGACACGACTCGCCAAGAAATAGCAGAAAAGGCAATGATTAGGCTCCAGGGCCGCGTTCGCGTTGGCAACTGCCCTCAGATTGTTGCAGCCTCTACGCCAGAGGGCTATGGCTTCATGTACACTTTCTTTGAGGAGCAAAAAGCAGATAACAAGAAGCTGTATCGCGGAAAGTCGGAAGACAACCCTCACCTCGACAAGGGCTTTGTTGAAGACCTTAAAACCAAGTACCACCCACAACTTGTCAAGGCCTACCTCAATGGTGAGTTTGTAAACCTTGAGTCAGCTACTGTTTTCTTTGAATTTGACAGGACAAAGCACTCAACTGGCGTATTTTTGCCAGAACCACAAGAAAGAATTGTATTCGGGGCGGACTTCAACGTTGGCCAGTGCCATGCCTTGTACGGAGTTGTCAGAGCAGGGCAGAGGGGGCAGGAGTTGCATTGCTTTGCAGAGTCCAAGGTGGCCGACACCTTTGCGCTCGTAAGTTATCTCCAGCAAAAGTACCCTAGGCATCTCGCCGCTGGCCTGATTACTTGTTATCCAGACGCCAGCGGCTCTCATGATTCGACTTCATCGACACAAAGTGATCACGAACTCCTTCGCGGCGCTGGTGTCAGAGTTGTAGCAGAGCGCAAGAACCCCTACATTGCAGAAACACTTGCCCATGCAAATGTTCATATGCACCGTAATCTAGTATTCCTCAATCCAACAACATGCCACGACACTGTTAACGCAGCAGAGCGCTGGTCTTACGATTCCAAGACATTGAAGCCGTCAAAGGGCGGGGCTACCGATTATTCGCACCCTGGAGACGCTTTGCGATATTTAATCTGGCAAGTCTTCCCCCGTGCTGGTTCCAAGGCTGGTCACGGTGGTCGCTGGAGGTGATAAACTTTCTGCGCACCAGCGGTCGCCTTTCGGCGGGCACGACAAAAGATCGCTGAAACATTGTTTAAGGGCCTTGGAGAAATCCAGGGCCTTTGTGCTTTGGCTAAACTATGTTCATCCGGTAGCGTGATCCCGTGCCTTCAATCGACATTCCCAATTCCATCGTCTTGGGTGCGGACGATGTGCCCATTCCTTTTGATAGAAGGTCGCCTGAAACGGAAAAAGTTTACGCGGAGGTCACCGATGTAGACGCATACTCAGTGGATCAAGCAGAGCAGATTGCAAGAATTGTTCCCATTAGGTTTTGCACGCTACCAGAGTTTTATCTTGATGAAGCAATAGATAACTATATTCCGAAGGATTACAAAGAAAATGAAGGAAGTTATGATGTTCGCCGGACGCGAGCAATGACTTGCTTTGAGCCATTTTACTCACACTATGTTGATATTATTGTTGGTACGGCTCTCAGGAAAGGCGTAATTCTTCCGCAAGAGCTTCCAGAGGAGTGGGAGAAGTTTTTTGAAAACGCAAATCTAGAAGGAAAATCAATCACATCTTTTGCCAAAACTCTCTTCACCGAGGCACTGAATGGCGGCATTGCTGGCTTGATGGCAGATTACCCCAAGGTCGAAACCGATGACAAAGCAACTCAGCGCAGGATGGGGCTTCGTCCGTACCTTACGATTATAAAAGTTGAGGACATCCTTGACTGTCGGCATGAAAATGGCTCTGTCACGATCAATGGAGTCACCTCTTACGAAGCAAGAGTGGTCTATCTAAGAATCAAGTCAGAAATTAGAAGGGCTAGTGTTGACAACGAGCACTACGAAGAGGTTGTGCCAACTGTTGTAGTTTATGACATTCCTGAAGAAGGGGCGCGGGTTCGCGTGCGTGTTTACGAAAAAAAACGTGTCAGGGCACCCTCATGAATACTTTTTGCCAGAAAATGGCGAAACTTTTCTTTCAATTGATTATATTCCATTTGTTCCTTGTTACGGCGGCAAAGAAGAAGCGTTTTGTCGCGCAAGGCCGCTTCTGTTCGACATTGCACGATTAAACCTGCATCACTGGGCAACGTCTGCCGATCTTGCGGAAACAATTCACTTAAACTCTTCTCCGCTATTGACTGCTACTGGCGTCAGGGCTGATGATGAAATATATGCCGGTTCCGGTCGCAGCCTTTTTAGTCAGAATGAAAATGCAAAGTTTGGCATGGTGTCTCCCGGCATGGATGGTGCCGAAACGACGCTCAAAGAGCTTGCTAGAATTGAAAGTGCAATGGATCGTCTTGCCGCTATTGCAATTGCTCCAGGCAAAAGTCAAGTAGAATCTGGCTTTGCCAAGCTTCTTGACAGGTCGCAGTCAGACTCTCAGCTTGCTGTTTTGATCGGTTCGCTGCAAGATTGCTTTAATCGGGCGCTGTGGTATGCTTCTGGTTATAGGGCTGACTCTTACCCTCCGGTAAAAATTACGATTAGCAAGAACTTTATTCCCGCTAAGCTCCACAGCCAGCAGGTCATGGCTATCAGCTCTCTTTACAAGGATTCTGAAGCTATCCCTATTGCAACTTTCCTTGAGATGCTTGAGGCTGGTGAAATGTTTGAGGGGATGCACGGGTTTAATATCAAGGCTTTGCTTGAAAAAATGGGTCTCGATGGCTCTGAGCGCAGGTCCGAGATTGTTAAGCCAGAGCTGCCACAAGGTGACACCAACCGCAGGCTTTACGTCGAGAACGACCCTCGGGAATCAGCCGGGACCGGAGCCGAAGGCGAACCGTCCGAGCCGATGGATGAGCAAGGCGAATCTTGAGCTACAATTCAGGTAGTTACGCTTTTAATCTGTGCCGACCCCCGAAGAACTGCAAGCGCTATTAGAGGAGAGCGAAGCGAAGCTGCAAGAGAGCGAGGCAAAACTGCAGGCGTCAAAACGCACTGAAGCCGGCCTATTCGCTGATCTGCAAAAACGTAAAAGTATTGAGCGTTTGGTCAAGGCAGTCGGAATTGATCTATCAGGCGACAACGTTGAGGATCAGGTCGCGGAACTCCTGGCCGCTAGGACCGTATCGGACCCTGCTGGTGCGCCTTCTGGTGCCGCTGCGGACTCGGCCTCTGTTCCTGGTGCCCCTGCAGCTCCTGGCACCCCCTCCAGCGCCGTTGAAGAGGCTATGCGTGCTCAGATGTCTTCTATGCAGAAGCAGATGGACAAGCTGGCCGACAAGCTCCAGCAGACGGAAAAGGAGAAACAGCAAGAACGGAGGGCGCGGCTTGATGAATTCAAGCGATCTGTTGTAATGCAAGAGCTGGAAAAAGCTGGCTGCAAGCGTCCGTCGCATGTATATGCCTTGCAGGGCAGCCAGTTCCGACTCCTTGATGACAACGAAACAGTCGTCTATGGTTCGGAAGAGAACCCGGTAAATGTTTCGGATGCCGTCAGTAATCTTGAAAAAGATGACGAGTATTCAATTTACTTCCCTGGCGTTGTTGCTTCTGGCTCGGGGCTCCCTACTTCTCGCTCGTCCATGCCTGTAAACGATAATCCGTTTATGAAATCAACGGCCAACGCGACCAAGGCAACTGAAATTATCAATCGTGACAAGGCCTACGCACAACGCCTCGTCCAACAGGCCCGCGCTCGTGGCGACCTTGATCCAGTCCTTGCCCGTGCTGTCAACTACTGACGTGCTACAATTCATCTAGGTAAAGTGGGAGGGAGCGGCAATGTCGCCCCTCTTTTTTTTGGACTAGCATTTCCCTGTGCCGCCAGGAGTCCAGTGCCACTTAAGAAAGGGAAGTCACAAAAAGCTATTTCGGAAAACATTTCGACGCTGCGCAAGGAAGGTCGCCCCGAAAAGCAGGCTATTGCGATTGCTTATTCCATGGCTGGCAAGACCAAGAAGAAGAAGGCGAAGAAGAGTAGAAAAAGAGCAAAAAGGTAGCCAGCCTCGGCAAGCCGTTGTAGAATCGTGCTTTAACCGAAAGCAGTTCATGCTGAAGAGTGATCGCTGGATTAAGGAGCAGGCCGCCGCTGGCATGATCGAGCCCTTTGTGCCCGAGTTGGTGCGGGAGGTGGAGGTTGCCTTGCCTGGTCACGCCTCCTCCGGGCATAGGCTTCACAAGGTACTTTCCTATGGTTGCAGCTCTTATGGCTACGACTTGCGACTATCCTCTAAAGAGTTTCAGGTGTTTCGCCATGTGCCGGGAACAATCATGAATCCGAAGGTGTTCAATCCGGCAAATCTGGAAGTCGCTCAATTGCGTGAAGACGAGTTTGGCGAATACTTCATCCTTCCAGGTCACTCCTACGGCTTGGGCGTAGCAAGCGAAAAGCTGAAGATGCCTCCCAACATTACCGGGATTTGCTTGGGTAAAAGTACCTACGCAAGAATGGGTATTATTGCGAACCTTACGCCTGTTGAAGCGTGTCTTTCGGATGACTCTGAGGTTCTCTGCAGAACTGGATGGAAGTTGATTTCAGAAGTTCTCACTGGCGAGGAAGTGTTGTGCCTGGACGATGGAAAGGCGGTCTACCAGCCGGTGCAGGATTTCCACCGCTATCACTTCAACGGTGAAATGCTCTCATTCCAGAGCAAAATGGTATCGCAGGTTGTCACTCCCGGCCACATGATGTGGGCAGCGATCTCCAAGCGGCGAATCGAGGCCGACGCAGAATATGCACCTGGGCGAGTAGCAGGCGTCCACCGCAAGGCGTCAATGGTCTATCCGTTTGAGCGTGTTGAGGCTCAGTCGGTATTTCGTCGGCACAATCTCTACCTGTCTCGGGACGTTGACTGGCTGGGCTCCAGGATTGGCGACACCGTGACCATCGGTGAGCGCGAATATCCAACAGACGCTTGGCTCAGGTTTTTGGGGTGCTGGCTGGGGGATGGCTCGGCTTATACGCAACCAGGCGGCAATTACGTTATCAAGCTCGCCGTTGTCACGAAAGAGCGCAAGCGAGCCTATTTCAAGGAAGTCCTGCAGTCTCTTGGGGTCAACTTCAATGAGGCTGAGCGCGGTTTCGCATTCCAGCACAAGGCGACCTGCCTTTACTTGATGCAGTTCAAGGGCGCCCATAATAAGCGCATTCCCAGGGAGTACATCAATCTTCCGCCCGATCAGCTTGCCCTGATCCGTGAGGGCATGATGCACTCCGATGGATGCCTGTCAATCTCTACTTATGTCAGTGTCAGCAAGCAGCTGACCGATGACTTCCAGGAGATATGCCTCAAAATTGGAGACTACGCCACATCCTGGAGCAAGGAGAGCACTATCAATGGAAAAACATTTACTGGCCACATCTGCCGCTTCTCCCCTCGCAACCCAAATCCCTCCAAGATTCTGCCTGAAAACTGCGAGAAAATTCCGTACTCGGGCTTCGTGTACGACCTAACAGTTCCATCGCATGTTTTCCTGATGCGTCACCGAGGCAGGGTTTCGTGGACAGGCAACTCATGGAAAGGCCATCTCACGCTTGAGTTTTCAAATTCATCTTGCGCCGACTGCCGGATTTACGCTAATGAAGGCGTCGTCCAGGTTTTATTCCTAGAAGGCGAGCCCTGCGATGTCACTTATGAAGATCGTAAGGGTAAATATCAAAATCAAAAAGAGGAAGTCGTAATGGCAAAGGTTTGACCTGCGACTAGAATCCAGTCGAGGGCTGCGCTTGGACCATGGCACCTAAACCTGTCAAAAACAAGCGCAGAACCGCTGCCTTTTATGCAAGCAATCCAGAAGCTCGCAAGAAAAAGGCTGCTTACGACAAAAAGTATCACTCAACGCCTGAGCGCAGGAAGTACAGAGCTGAACTCTCAAGAGAGCGCCGGGCTCGCGGTATCGCTGGCAAGGGTGGCGGTGATCTAAGCCATGCGTCGGGCGGTGGCTTTAAGAGAGAAGATCCGTCAACGAACAGAGCCAGGAATGGCCATGGCAATAATCGTAGACTGGCATCCAGCAGGCGCAGGACACGTCGCTAGGCTGCTCTTATCAGTTACGGAATCATGGCAGTCCCTGAGCGCGTCAAAAACAAAATGAAAGAGCTTGGGCTGTCTGGAATAAACAAGCCCAAGAGAACTCCTGGCCATGCTACCAAGTCTCATGTGGTGATGGCCAAAGAGGGCGACACCTACAAGGTGATTCGCTTCGGGCAACAAGGTGTAAGCGGTTCACCAAAGAAAGAAGGGGAGTCAGCCTCATACAGGGCTAGACGGGAGGCCTGGTTCGCCAGGCATCGCAAGAGCGTCGACAGGGGCCGCATGTCGGCAGCCTGGTGGTCGGCAACGACCAAGTGGGCGATTTTGTTTGCCATGCTCGGCGCTATGGGGTAGAGTGGTAACCAGTTCGCTCTCCTCCGCTTGGCAGCCCATCACATCTATGTAACCGTAGAATGCCCTAATTGCAGTAAAACAAGGGAGACCAGGAAGGATTTGCTTGTCAAAGCCCTTAAGGAAGGAAAGACCCTGATGTGCAAACCTTGCGCATTAAAGCTTCGGCCCGTTACCTGGAAAAAAAATCCCGAAGAGCTTTGCATAAACCAAGGCGCATATAAGTCTTACACAAGGGCTAAGAGAAGGGTTGAGGTAAATCACAAAGGCGCCTATGGTCATGTTGAATTTCGCTTTAGATCATACGATGAATTTCTCGCTGAGCTTGGGCCAAGGCCGGAGGGCATGACTCTCGATAGAATCGATCCCAGCGGTCATTATGAGCCCGGCAATGTTAGATGGGCGACGATGGCAGAGCAGTGTAGAAACAAAAGATCTAACATTTTTGTTGCATACAATGGCCAGAGAATGTGTCTGCATGATGCTTGTCGCCTTTCGGGGAGGGACCAAGGCACAATTAAAAGAAGGATTGAAAAAGGCGTTCCAGAGGAGCTGCTTTTTTCGGAGGGGAGGGTTGGTCCTAGTCGCAGAAAGCGCAAGGATGTTCGCATGGTTATATACAATGGGGAAGTGATGAACATACACAGGGCTGCGGAAATGTCTGGGGTACGTGTGGAGACAATCGCAAAAAGACTGGACCGAGGTGTTTCGATGGATCTTTTGTTTGTTAAAGGCCGAATTAGTAAGTACGACTAAATTAGGTGTAATCTTATTTCTCATCCCTCTTGATCATTTCCTTTAGCTCAACCACGTACTGCCTCAGCTCCCCTGCTTTCAGCAAGTGCCACCTATCAAGTGTTTGGAAATACATTTCATTGTGATTGTCGATACCCTTAAGGCAGCAACGAATCAACTCGTTCCACTTTTCTCTGGTCGGCGCATTCCAGGTTCGCCTTTCCATAGTCTTAACAGTGATTCGGTTGCATTTTAGCCCGGACCCCTCGCTAGACTTCCCTCAGAGACATGCTTTGGTTCAATGACCGTTTCCGGCGTCTACCGCTCCTCCACCAACATGCGTGGCGGGCAATTTGCAACCGCAGTGGATGAGATCCTTTCCGGCATCGTTCTCTGCACTCGCGGCATGAAGAACTGGACCTTCATCCTGCCTGATGCCTTTACCAAGGCTCAGCTTGACGAGCTGCTCGCCGCCGCTCCCACCGTCACCGGCACCAAAACCATTACCTACATTGGCACCGCTGGCTACACTGCGATGACAAGTGGTGAGCGGACTGCCATGGTCGCAGCTTTTCTTGCGAAAGGCTACACCCTTAACTGATCCGTGCTCCAGGCTACAAGTTTGTATTTTCTTGGTTTACGCACTTCGGTTGTCACGGACCATCAGTTTAATTAACTTAGGTCTGTCATGAGGCGTGAGCCGGGCTGGAGAGCCCGGCTTTTTTCTTGGCTATTATCTGAGCGAGAGAGGCGGTGCCTCGCAGCAAGGACAGCGGTGCTGTGAAGCTGAATCAACAACGGCTTAGCCGTAAATCCATTCCCCCGCTCCCAAGACAATGCTTCTCGCAGGCGTTCCACTTATTCCCGAACTTTTCTTTGCTTACCAGCAAGAAGAGATCCAAGACAAGAATGCTCTGGTAACTTCTGGCCTGATGGTCACGAATGCCGCCATTCAGGCCGAATTTGCCAAAGGCGGTAAAACCATTGACCTACCTTTCTATGGCGATCTGACCGGCGACTCGGAAATTGACTCCGATACTGTTGCCTCTAATCCTGCCTCCATCGGTGGCGATGTTCAGGTTGGCGTTCGCAACATGCGTCGCAAGTCCTGGCAGTCCAGTGATCTCGCCGCTGCCCTTTCTGGTAGTGACCCATCTCAGGCTATTGCTCGTAGCACAGGTCGCTACTGGATTCGTGACATGCACGTTGTCCTTCGCAGCGTCTTGAATGGTTTGTTTGCCACTGGCGGCCCTCTTGCCACTAGCCACGCTGTTGGCGGCAACTCGTCTCAACTCTCTCCCGGTCTGATGGTTGACGGCATCGCCAAGCTTGGTGATGCTGGCGATGAACTGACTGGCGTGATGATGCACTCTGCTGTGTATTACGCGCTGATGAAGTTGGACTTGATTGTTCCCGCTTCAAACACCTCGCAGATTGATACTCGGCTCTCCGGCCAGGCGCTGGAGATGGACACCTACTTGGGTCGTCCGGTGTTCAAGGATGACAGGTTGCCCTTTACTGCTGGCGCCGGCACTGGTGGTACAACTGTGTACGACACCTTCTTTTTCGGTCCTGGCGCTTTTGCTTATGCAACTGCTCCCGCCAAGACCCCTGTTGAAACCGATCGAGACAAGTTCCTGGGCATTGATTTTCTGATCAACCGCACCCATTACCTTGTTCACCCGAACGGCCTAAGCTGGAAGGGTAACGCCGCTGCCGCAGCTCCTAGCAATGCTGAGCTTGCAACTCCCGCTAACTGGGTCAAGGTGTTTGATGATGACCGCAACATTCGGATCACCCGGATGCGTTCGGCTTCGTCTGATCTGGCAACTGAGATCANGGCCCCGGTTCTCCGGGGCTTTTCAACTATCTGCAACAAATTATGAGCGCCGGTACTTTCAGAATGCGCCGCGAGGCCGCAGAACGCGCAGCCGCCGAGGCAGCAGAAAAGGTAGCCGCTGAGTCCGCTGAGCTTACTGAGGCCGCTGAGCCCACTGAGACTGCTGAGCCAGCCTGCCCGATGCCTTCTCCGAAGGTGGAGGAGCCCGCCACTGAGCAGCCCGAGCCCCTCAAAGAGGAGACTGCGGCTACCGTAGCAAAACCCAAGCCCAAGGCTCCTCCTAGAGCCGCCTGAGGATGAATCATGGCCTTTGTCTCGACACTGGGGGCGCCTGACGCCAACTCCTATCTGTCGGTGGCGAAGGCCACGACCCTTCTCTCCGAGCTACCGGCTAGTACCGGGGTTTCGTCTTGGCTTGCGCTGACGAACACCCAGAAGGAACAGAGCCTGGTCGCTGCAACAATGGCGATCAACCCTTTGCATTGGAAGGGGCAGCCTGCATCGAGCGAGCAGAGCTTGGCTTGGCCGAGGCGGGTTGCCGCAGATTACTACTACGCTCCCGAAGAAGAGCTTCCTGTTGACTTTGAGATCGGCGTCGCCTACATGGCGGCGTTCCTGGGTACCAGTGGCGGCTACACAGGAATTTCTAGCGCTGATGGCGGTGCGACTAGGTACAAAAACAGTGAATACGATGAAGTTACCCTTGGCGGCACGAGCGAAGGGCTAACGGTCAAATTCAATAAGGATCAAATGTCGCAAACGGGGATGCTTTTCATTCCCCCGTTCTCGATGGACATTTTTTCTAGGTACATGATTCGCGGAGACTTCTATCAGCCAAGGGTTAGGCGTGAATCAACAGCTCGGGTTGGCTACAAGGGCTTTCTTTCGGGACAGAGAGCGTCGGGCGTTCGCTACATCAATGGTCAACTCTGGCCTCTTGGTGGCAGCTGGAGCAATAGGTTCTAACCATGTCTCTTGTCGATGACATATTTGGATCGCTGCCGGGACCGCTGATTGACCAGTGGGGGATTGATATTGTCTACATCAAGGCATCTCAGAATCAAAGCTACGACCCTGAAAGCGGCACAGTGCTTGGGATTAGCACAGAGATCCCAGCAAAAGCTTTGCCGACTAAGTTGACGCCAAAAGAAAAAGAAGGCTTTTACCAGCAGCGAATGATTAAGTTTATCATCCCTGCCGTTTACCTGGGAAGCTACTATCCGCAAACAACCGATTCGATTCGCTACGCTGAAGCCGGGGTCAGCCGTACTGCAAAGATTGTTGATCAAAATCAGTATCGCGGAGACAGTCCAATCATGCACGTTGTCCTCGCAAAGGTGAGCTGAATGACTTCAAAGCTCGGCCAATTCAACAGAAAAATTCGCCGGGAGATTCAAAGCGCTGCTCGTCATGCGGCCAAGGAAATAATGAACGATCTTGCCAAAAGTGGTCCCAACTGGACGGGCGAGTTTGCGAATAGCTGGGTTGCTGACGCTCCGGGGGTCGGGAAAGGGCCAAGCGGCTCCTATCCATACTCAATAAGAGATACGCCAGCGCTCCCGGACACCATAAAAGCTGTAGCCAGAGATCCCAAGCTTGTAATTAGCAATACGACCGATTACGCTATGCAGGCAATGGACCTGGAAGAGGGGAAGTTCATCTCGCCTGGAACAAAACCCAAGGGCGATATTGTTTTGGAGGGGAAAAGAAGGGGCGCCATGAGAACGGACATAGTTTCAACAGAGGAGGAGCCAACGTCTTTTGCTACCGCACCTAAGGACTGGTTCACGACCTATGTAAATGGCGGCGGCTTGCAGAAATCACTCAAAAATGGAGTTAGAATTGCCTTCTCAAGGAGCAACTAATGAACTATCAGTCTATCCGGTCAAAAATTGAAACCCCGCTTCTGAGCGCTTACAATTCTGAAGTACCCCCTGTTCCTGTTTACTTTGATAACATAACAGCGGTCCCGCCCGATTCCCCGAAAGAATATGTCAGGGTCAACATTACTTTTGGCTTGACGACAGAGCCAACCCTTGACGGCTCCCTTGATTACGCAAGAGGGGCTCTCATTATTAGATGTTTTGCTCCCAAGGGCAAGGGTCCGGCAAGGTGCCAGCGAATGATTGCGCTTGCGAAGGAAGTTATTGACACCCTTAATTCAACCAGAAAAACATCTGATTCCACTTATGTTCGTGTAGGCCAAGTAACAGGACCATCTTTTCAGGCTCCAGAGGACTTTCCTCATTTTGTTGGCAGGATTGATGCTGGCTGGCAAGCGAGCGCAAAGTAAGTCGCTAGCCTGTCTCTAGCTGGGCAGTGCCCACCAAGCCACTCCCCCCCCCCCGACTTCCAATGGCTACCGTTCTGTCCGGCATTTCCGGCGCCTTTTACTATAAGCCTGCTGGCACGCTCGCGACGTTTGGCACCGCTGACGTTACCGTTGCTGGCGCCCTGCTCAGTGTCGGTACTAACTTTAACTTTAGGCCTGGCGATCCCGTCAGGTTCCTTGTTCGCAATACGCAAAGCGGAGCCGTTGGAACCGGCACCCTACCCGCTGGTATTACCGCTGGCACTACCTATTACGTTATTGCCTACAACGCTTTAACAGGTGTCCTAACGGTTTCCAGTAGCCCATCACTGACCCCTGTTATCACGCTGACTACTACCGGCACCCTCGCCGCTCCGAACAAGTTTGAAATCTATTACGCCGAGTTCGCGGCTGTTGCGGAAGTTCGTGACTGGAGTCTTGAGATTTCTCGGGCTGAGATTGATGTCACGACCATTGGCAAAAGCTCTGGTCAGTATGTACCCTTCCGGTCTTATATTTCCGGCTTTGGCGATGCCAATGGCAGTGCCAATGTCTACATGACCGATGAGGACCAGGCTCTAGCGAACCGCATGGTTCAAGACGTGCTACTGCGTAAGCAAGTGGGTGCTTCTGTAAAGCTCTACATTGAGCGGATTGAGTCTGCCGGCACGGTTGATGACACCAAGAGCCGTTCGATCGAGCTGAACATCACCCTTACTTCGGCTTCGCTGAACGTGAACCCCGATGACGGGCAGTCCGTGGCCATTAACTTCCGCCCAACCGATGGTGTAAGTTTCGACCTCGCCACTACCTGATCTGGGTAGCTACCGCAATGCCCCGCTTCGGCGGGGTTTTTTACTATGACCCTTCCATCACTGCCAGTACAGAAGAATCTCACCTTTCAGCGCAGGGCTGATTTAGTCGTTCGCTTTGCTTTTAAGTATCAAAGCACAGCGGTTAACCTGACAGGTTATACACCCTTCGGCTCTGTTTGGAACTTTGATCGGTCAACCAAGTTTCAAGACTTGGTGATGACTTGGGTTGATCAGCCTGGCGGCATTCTTGAGATGAAGCTTCCCTTCGCTGGTACGATCGCACTTCCCGATGAATGTCCCTATGACATTATGCTTGTCGCTCCCAATGGGCTGAGACAATACTATGTTGAAGGAATTCTTTATGAAAGCGAAGGCTACACTACCCCTCCTTAGCCATGACCATTGACCTGATTGAAGTTCAAGTGCCCGGCCCGCAGGGGCCTGCTGGCGCCCCAACCCCTTTTCACGGCCAGGCCAGCAGGATGACTGCCGGGACGATCGAAGTGGCCTCTCAAGGCGTCTACCAAGCCACTGGGCTAGCGGCGACCTTTGACTCAGCCAATGCTTCTGGCGTGGTGCTGG